ATTCGTTGCTGCTGCTCCTGGTGGTGCTTACACAAGCCCAACAGTTGCTTTGGCTTCTGGTGATTATGCTTGGTTTGGTAAGGCTAGTGTTTAATTAGCTTAAGTAGTAAACTAAAGGGGGTGATCTTAATTGATTGCCCCCTTTTTATTTGTAACAACCTAACCACTTAGGAGATTTAAATGGCTATAGAGAGCGATGTAAGAGGCGCTGACGAAAACTTGTATGTAGAGTTTTACAGTCGTGCAGTTAAGCAAGAATTTGCATCACAAGAAGCGGGCAGACCTATTTTTGCTGATGTAACCTATGTAAAAATCTTTACTCCTAGCGATCAATTAACGCAAATTGATACTATTGCTAGAGAAGATCACAAAGCCCGATTCCCAAGACAATGGGCGCATTACATGAACAAAATGAACGGCCAAGAACAAATTGTAGGTACGCCAGTATCTGCTTGGACTTTGCTAACCCCAGCTAATGCTGAAGAACTACGCGCTTTGAAGTTTTACACTGTAGAGCTAATTGCTAACGCGAATGATGCTCAATTACAGAAGTTAGGCATGGTCGCTGGTATGTCTGGCCATAGCTTACGCGACAAAGCCAAGGCATTTTTAAATATTGCCAGCGGATCAGCAGAAGAAGCTAAACGCGAAGCTGAATTGGCAGCATTGAAAGCTGAAAACGAGCGCATCAAAGCTGAAACAGACTCTAAACTTGCAGAGATGCAAAAGCAAGTGCAAGCGGTTTTAGCAATGGCAACCGAAAAGAAGCCAAGAGCTAAGAAAACCAAAGAAGAAGTAGAAGAATAATAAAGGGGGTTCGCCCCCTTTTATTTTATGTAGTAGTTGCTATAATGAGCCAAATACCTTAATTACTTAGGGTGAAAACCACTAAAGTAAAGGATTCTTCATGTCATCAACAATGCTCCAGTTAATTCAAGATGTTTCTAATGAACTTGGATTAGTAGCCCCCACTTCTGTTGCTGGTAACACCAATCAAGATGTGATCCAGCTATTGGCTTTGATGAACCGTCAAGGCTATAACCTAACAAAAGAGTATGACTGGCGAGCATTGCAGATTGAGTATCGCTTTTATACGCAAGCGATTACGACTACTGGGGATGTGGTCGATGGATCACCAATTATTACCAATGTGGCAGATACCACAGGTCTTAGCGATAAATGGATGGCATCAACTGGCAACGGTGTGCCACAGGATTGTTCTGTAGTTTCAGTAGTAGGTTCTACCGTGACTATGAACCAACCAATGCAAGCCACAGAAGTAGGCGCAAGCTTGGTATTTGGTCAAACAAAGTACGATTTACCGCCTGACTACGAAACCATTACAGATCGCACCCAATGGGATAAGACAAAACACTGGGAAATGCTAGGGCCAGAAGATGCGCAGCAATGGCAATGGCTTAAATCTGGTTATATTTCAACAGGCCCGCGAGTTCGTTGGAGAATTTTAGGTCAATATTTCCAGATCTGGCCGATCATGAATACCCAAGAATACTTGGGCTTTGAGTATCGCTCTAAGGGCTGGGCTAGAAGTTCGTCTGACGCGATTAAGAATAGCTTTACGGCTGATACAGACACGACTATTTTTGATGATCAGATCATGATTCTAGGCACAAAGCTTAGATATTGGCAGATCAAGGGCTTTGACACTACTGCATTGCAACAAGAATACGATCGTTATTTGAATGTAGCTAAAGCCAACGATAAAGGCGCGCCTAATCTTAGCTTTGCTCCTTACCCATCTAAGGTTCTTATCGGTTACGCGAATATTCCAGATACTGGCTACGGAAGTTAATTATGGCTTTCCCACAAAGACGAGTTGCTAGAACGGCAAGTTTGCCATCACCTATTGGTGGGTGGAACGCCAGAGATTCTCAAGCGGAAATGAACCCGATAGATGCGGTGGAGATGGTTAACTTCTTTCCAACGCCTACCGACATTTTGATGCGTAAGGGGTATAGCCAACATTCAACTGGCATTACTGGCGAAGCTCAGACATTAATGAACTACGCTGGCCCTACATCTCAGACATTGTTTGCTGTAGCCAATGGCGTTATTTATAACACTGGCACATCTACGGCCACTTCTGTATATACAGGCCTATCAAATAGCAAGTTTCAGCATGTTAACTTTACAAACAGCGCTGGGAATCCTTATTTATCAGCAGTAAACGGTCAAGATCCAGCGCTTTTATATAACGGCACAAGCTGGATTAAGGTAGCAACCACATCAACTGCTCAAACAATTAGCACAATTACCCATGTAGGCACGACTGCAACCTTAACAACAGCCGTTGCTCATGGATTGGTAACAGGAAACCAAGTAACAATTACTGGTGCTACAGAATCTAACTATAACGGCACTTATTTAATTACTGTTACAGGATCAACAACATTTACCTATGTAATGGCCACAGCGCCAGCTAGTGATGCAAGCGTAGTTGGTAGCTATACGGTAGATTTTGGCATTACAGGCGTTAATTCCAATACATTTATTAACAGCAATGTCTTTAAAGAGCGTCTTTTTTATGTAGAAAAGAACTCTATGAATGTCTGGTATTTGGATACCAAGGCAGTATCTGGAGTTGCTAACAAATTAGACTTTGGATCTGTAGCAAAAATGGGTGGTTATATCCAAGCTATGGGAACTTGGACTATTGACGCTGGCCAAGGCGTAGACGATTACGCTGTATTTGTGACGAATATGGGCGAGGTTATCGTTTACGAAGGCACTGACCCTAGCGATGTCACGAAATGGGCGCTAAGAGGCGTTTGGGCGCTTGGACAGTCATTTAATCGTAGATGTTTTGCTAAGTTTGGCGGTGATTTACTATTAATCACTCAAGAAGGCTTAATGCCTTTAGCTTCTGCGTTGCAATCTAGCCGTCTAGATCCTAGAGTTGCGTTAACTGACAAGATTTATGGTGCTTTTGCTAACGCCACAACCCTATATGCTGAAAACTTTGGCTGGGAGATCCAATATTTCCCTAAAGCCAATATGTTGATTATCAATGTCCCTACAAATAATGGCAAAGAGCAGTATGTAATGAATAACATTACAAAGTCATGGGGAAGATTTACAGGTATTGATGCGTTTACCTTTGAAATGCACAACGAAAACCTATATTTTGGATCAACTGGCTATGTAGGTAAGTTCTGGGATACTTTTGCGGATAACGGAAGCGTCATTACAGCAACAGTCCAGCAAGCTTATAACTATTTTGATAGTCGCGGCCAAAACAAGCGTTTTACTTTGGTACGCCCTATTTTCTTAACAGATAATGGTTTGCCTAATGTTTTATGCGCCATCAACACTGACTTTGACACTCAAACTCAGCTTGGACAAGTTTCATTTAACCCTTCAGCGTTGACTGTAGGCGTATGGGATACGGCCACTTGGGATAATAACTTCTGGGGCGGTACATTAGCCGTCAATAAAGACTGGCAAGGCGTATCTGGTATTGGATATTGCGGAAGCATCTCGCTGAATGTGGCATCAAAAGGTATTGAAGTACATTGGTCATCAACCGACTTTGTGATGGAAGCGGGGGGAGTTATTTGATTACTACTGAGGATCAAGGTTATCTGAAAGCGTGGATCGAGCGCATGTTAGGCCAGAAGTTTGGTGACGAAGCCAAATTTATAGGTCAAATTAAAGATAACAACTTGGTCGCGGTAATAGCTTTTACTAACTTTATTCCCAGCGCATGCGCTATGCACATAGCTTCAGTTGGTGAGCATTGGATGGATAGAAATTTATTGTGGGCTTGCTTTGATTATCCCTTTAACAAATTGGAAAAAAAGGTTATATTAGCGACTATGGAAGCGTCAAATGACGAAGCCATAAAACTAAACCGACACCTTGGTTTCCAAGATAAAGCGTTAATTGAAGATGCTCATGAACATGGGGATTTACTTTTAATGTCAATGAGAAAAGAAGATTGCAAGTGGCTTAATCTTAAATGCTCATTGCGTAAGAAACTAGGAGAATGATATGGGCGGTGGTGGCGGTTTATTAGGCGGTATTACAGGAGCGTTGTTTGGAAGTCCAAGCACTCCAGCAACACCTGATTATTCTGGTGCAGCGCAAGCAACAGCACAAGGGAATTTAGACGCAGCTAGAGCAGCTACGGCAGCTAATCGCGTCAATCAAGTAACCCCATACGGCTCATTAAAATACGCTGAAACAGGCACTGATAAGTTTGGCAATCCTACATGGACTGCTACAAGCTCATTAAGTCCTGATATGCAAGAGTTATACAATTACGATATTGCAAGCTCAAAAGGTTTAGGCCAATTACAAAGCAAAGGCTTGAATTATGTTGGTCAAATGATTGATCAACCATTTAGCACAAGCGGCCTACCTCAGTTATCTAGCCAATTAAACGCGCCAACCCTTAATCAAATAGGCCAAGGCCCTCAATTTAATCAATTAGGCCAAGCTGAAGCAATGCGCAGAGTTGGCGAATCTCAACAAGCTCAAGGCGTTAACCCAGCAGAATCTATGCTAAGAGCGGGATCTACAGAACAACTACAGCGTGATCTAGAAAATCAAGGCATGGCTGGCTGGGATAAGGCTACAGGATTGCTCATGCAGCGTTTAGAGCCATCTTTAGAGCGTCAACAAAAGTCTTTAGATACGCAATTAGCCAATCAAGGCATTATGCGTGGCTCTGAAGCTTATAACCAAGCTCAACAAGACTTAGCTCAAAAGCAGAA